TACGAATAGAGGTATCCCTCTTCCAAAGGAGTTGTTCAGCCGTTTGCCCAAGACGACACGCAGCAGAGCGATAGACTTCCCTCTTGGGGAAGGTGTCACTACTGCTGAATCTGTTGGTGAATTTTCCACAGATCGTGGAAAGATCCATCAGACGATTACTCGTGCTGCTTTTGTGGCAAAGGGGAGACAGATCACTGTCTCGGAGGGGCATCCTTTCCGGCAAAGGAATAAATCCTTGCTGGGGGATGTCGGCGGAGAATTCTATACATCTCGTCAATATGTTCAATTTCCTCTTCGGAGGATTGAACATGCAGTGGCGACAGGTGCTGGAGTGTTTCCTGCACCTGGGTCGTTTAGAACGACCTACGATGGACCAGTTTTCCCCGTCGATCCGCGTGTTACTGCTTTTCCACCTTCTGGTGAGAGTAGCGAAGCTACTCTCAACCAGTTGGGTGCAACTGCAGTTGCACGCTGTAAGCCCACTAACTCAGTGGCAGACGCTTCGGTCTTCCTTGGAGAGCTCCTGCATGATGGTATTCCATCTATGCTCGGAGTTTCTACATGGAAAGACCGATCCGCCCTCGCTCGTGCAGCAGGTAGTGAATACCTGAATGCCGAGTTTGGATGGAAGCCATTTATCAGCGACATTCGGAAGTTTTCGAATGCCGTGCGTCATGCTGATGCTGTGCTTGCACAGTATGAGCGTGATGCTGGTAAACAGGTTAGACGATCCTACCACTTCCCTGAACAGAGGATCTACGATCGCAGCATTGTAGCGACTTCAGTTGGCTCCATCTGGGGCCCTCTGAATTCGAACCTGCTGGATGGTAGTTCCTACGGGACTGTAGAGCGCGTTCGTGAGACGACGCGCCGTCAGTGGTTTTCTGGTGCATTTACGTATCATCTGCCGACCGGATACGACTCCCGGTCTAAGATGGCACGTTATGCACTTGAGTCCAAGAAACTTTTTGGACTGTCACTGACGCCAGAAACACTCTGGAATCTCGCCCCGTGGAGCTGGGCTGTCGATTGGTTCAGTAATACCGGTGATGTTGTTTCAAACCTCACCGATTGGGCCACCGACGGGCTGGTTATGCGGTATGGGTATCTGATGGAACATTCCATCGTTCGCGATACCTATACTCACACAGGCTCAGGTCTTATTGGCCTGAAGAACCGTGTGTCGCCATTGACCTTCGTTACTGAAACGAAGATCAGGAAGCGAGCAAACCCCTTTGGGTTTGGAGTTAGTTGGAATGGCTTGTCACCATTCCAGCTCTCCATCGCTGCGGCTTTGGGCTTGTCCCGGAGTTCGTAGCAGGTATTATGCCTGCGTCAAACCACCGGGGGGCTTCGGCCCCCAAGGAGCACGTCTATGGCGTTCACTGATCCACAGTCTGTGACCATCTCAGGTACCGCGATTCCGCTCCCCCGTACCAACGTGGGGAATAACGGTAGCGAGTACATGAGTGGAGACGGACTTGTGAAGCTCTCCGCATCTAGCGCCTACGGGCGCCGGGTTCGGCGAGTTCTCAGGATCGACCACTCGAAGATCACCGCGGATCCGTATATCCCGGCCCAGAACGCGAAGGTTTCGATGAGTAACTACATCGTCTTCGACGTTCCG